GTCTTTTCAGAGTCTATCCGGCTTTTCAAACTAGGGGGGTGTACTTTGAAATTAATTGGCCATCATCATCGAAAACATAATCTCTTATTTCTTTTTTACCCATGTGTTCTTGGTTGTGACAATCAATACATAGCAGCTCGAAGTTGTTTGTGTTAAGTGATATGTTTGGATCCTTTATGTTCTTTGCTGTCAGTCTTATCTTGTGATGTACTATCAGTCCCGGTACTATTTGATTATCTTTTGAACATCTCTCACATAATCCATGAACACTATCGATGTATATACTTCGTACATCCTTCCACTGCTTGCTGTTATAGAACTGCTTTGCCACTGTCTGCATTGGTTAGATCTCCATAGTTATTTTAATTTGCAATACTTTCGATCCTCACATAGGTATTGTGCGCGATCTATTGTTACTGATAATACTTCTCCCGCTGCTATGAGTCTTTCATCAAGCTGCATGTCTTTGTATGGTGTAATACACACAATCTCAATCAGTGCCGGTTTCTTTGTCTTGCTCTTTGGATCTCCCATAAGTTTCACCCAATCTCTTTCGTTTGTTTTTTCTTCGTACTTAAACCCTTTTGGTATATTCAATATCTTTTTTACATCAAAGTCTGATAAGTCCATTTTGAAGATATAACCGTTAATGCCATCTGTCAGTTGCTCGTATACACTCGGGAAGTCTGTACATATACATGGTGTGCCTTGTTGCAATGCCTCACATATGCTCATACAATAACCCTCGCTGTTGGAGAGTTGCACAAGATAATCCGCTGACTTAATCTCGTTGTGCAGATTGTGCTTTCTGCCATGTACGATAAACTCGGAATAGTCAACAACTTTCTTCGCCCACTCCACACCATAAGGTTTGAAATCTATATCGCCGTATACCTCCCAAACAAATGGAATGTCAGCCTCTCTTAATTTGTCAGCCATTTGTAACATTCGATTGCATCCTTTTTCAGGCCTTATGCGCGTTGCTGTTATTAGTCTTAATAACTTTCGCCCTTGTGCCTCATTGTCAACCATGTTGTAGAGCACGATTATATTGTCAGTCTTGATAACACTTTTGTATTTTTTAATCAGTTTATCTTTGGCGGTTTGGCTCACACAGATATAACCTGTGATGTTAGATAGTGGCTGATATGTAAATCTATTCTCTGCCTGCGAACTTGCATAGTACTCATAATCTGCGTGTACCTCTTGCCAATATTCGCCTGATGTAGCCTCATAGTTTTTTACTGTATGACATTTTCCCCAACCTGTAACGTAAATTACTTTATCGGCTTTATATGTTTTGTTTGGGTTAAACTTTGTCATTGTGGCATATTGCGATAATGTTTTTAACTTTACCTCGTGGCAATACTCGTAGACTAATTCAATTTCATAAGTTCCACATAATCTCTTACACCAATTGACACAGTAAGTTTCTACGCCGCCTATTTCTGATATGCCTGAAACGACAAGTATAATTTTCACAAATCATTTCCCTTTCAGTTTGACTTTTACACTCTTGCAATCCCGCCCCTATGCGCTTTGTATGTGAGTGTCCACACTCCCTTATTTACCATTTGGATAAAGAAAAAGACGGCCGTTTCCGGGTCGCCTTATATTTATTCACATTTGCATAATAACAGAAAAAGTTACCCCATAAGTGCAAAACTGAAAATAATTATTATTTATTTTTTAATATTGCCTGTGCCTGAATTGCGCATATTCCTCTAATTACAAAACCATCACTGAATTGAATGTATGCGTCTTTTATTACCCCGTGGCCGCAGCAAGCATTCGATACTCCGTCAAGTAAGCCTATACAAGAATCATGTCCTAACCCTGTCGGAGTTTCCCCACAGTGCTTACACGGTATATCATCATAGTATCTTGTGTTGGTTTTATTGATAACCCATGTCCTTTTCAATTCGTCATAATGGACTTTATGACCTCTGCAATATGCTGTTGCACTCATTTTCTTTTCCCCCTCCTCATAATCCTAAATTTTCTTTAACCATCAAAAAAAACTTCTTGCGTACATCTTGTGCCGACCTCTCACATTTCATGTAAAAACACTGCTGTATCGGCACACCCTTTAACACATTCTCTTTCAGCAACTCCCTCTCATCATCTGCGAATGTTATAAGTGCCTGGTCAACCGCCTGCAGTTCTTTGTCGATATTCTTTTTCATCTCACAGAGTTTTAATGCTTTTTCTTCTGTTGGGTTGCTTGTACCATTTCCCCGAGGTTGGCCGTCTATTGAGCGATTAGACGCGTTGAGTATCTGCAAGTCTATGCTTTCCTTTTCGGCAATCAGTTCGTAATACGATTGACAGATATTTATTACCTGTCTAAAAATAAAAGGTTTCATGTATTTTGGGTAGTAGTTTCTCATATTGGGTTTGTCCTCTCTTATTTTTTAATAATCTTTATTATTTCTTTTGCGACCGACACAACGGTTATCACTATCAGTCCGGCAATGATTACAATTCCTAAAATTGAGATCATATTGAAAAATATTTGGTTAATCATTTTATTCTCCTCTCTGCAATTTTTAACTTTGTCATAAACAATGGATTGCCTATCAGTGCGACATATTCAGTCGGTGTAATCTCCGGGTGGTCTTTGCAATAAGTGAGTGCATCAATTGCTGTTTGTTTTTCAATGTCACTATTTGACATCAATGTGGCCACTGCGAGTTTTTGTTCTGCGGTTGGTTCTTTACCTTGTCTTGAACGGTTGAAATCGTAATTAACTTTGTGTGCCATTGTGTTAACCTCCCTTTTTGTTCAAGTACAATTTTTCTAAGTCTTGCTTGTTATATTCGCGCTGTTTAAAATTTCCGCCCTTTGGCTTACCTCTCACATTGTTGTTGAGTTCATATAAATCCGTCCACCCATTGATTATTGATTTATCAAGCATTGCAAGCCGTGTTGTAATATCATATTTTTCAAGCTGATTTATCAGTCGCTTAAATATACCTTGTGTGTTAATCGGCTTTTTCTTTTTCTCCCGCATTTCGGCGTAATCCAAAAATGCTAATTTTAAGTTTTCATCATCAAAAGAATCTTCAACGGAATTTTCAAGAGAAAAAACAGCGGGTTTTTCTTCCGGATTTATTTCGGAAGTATTTCCTTTCTTTCCTTTCTTTAGTTCCTTTCCTTTCTTTGTGTACTTTCTTCCGAGTTTATCGGGAATAAACGCGATAAATTCCGTAACAATGTCGATAAATTCGGAAGAAACGAGCATAAATTCGGAATAAACGCAAATATTACTTCTTTTGGAATCTTTGCAAATCTTTAAAAAACGCTTCTGAATACCAGAACTTGTTAAAATTCCGAAATTATTGTATAAATCTTCGTTAAAAATTTTGCGCCTTAAACATACTAAAATGACATTATTTATCTGCTCAATTTCAAGCCTATTGTGTTGTGAAAAAAGTAAAGCAACATCATCGTTCCACTCAACATAATATCCATTTTGATAAATCTTTTGCCAAATTTTAATAAGTATTCCTAGTGAAGCAATTCCACATTCGGCTTGCAGCAATTCTATGCTATCATCAAAAACAATGTCGATAGGAAAGAAATCTAAACCTTTTTTAACTGATCTACCCATTTGTAATACCTCTCATTCTTCTGCGTGCCATATTACTTACCCCTTTCTATTTGGTAACATCTCCCAGCTGGATCGTATCGGGATAATTCCGCTGCGTAACCGTTATTGCATACTTATCTATCTCGCTTGCAAAATAATTATCAACCTTTATTCCGGCTCTTTCAAGCGCAACCTGCCCACAACTGATTCCGTCAAACAAACTTAATACATTTATTCCCATTGTAAACCTCCCTCATAATCAATAAACGTTAGTTGCTGCATATGTCCTCCTCTTGTAATCCCTTAGGAAATTGTCTTAGCATATTTTCTTCGCCCATTATGGGAAGTAAACTATCTTTCATAAAGACAGGGATTCCAAATGCTTTGCAGTCATTAACAATATTATCTATCCATTCTTTTTTAGGTATGATTTTTCCTTTTCTGTTCCCTGTTTCTGCGCCGATGATAACCCAATTCAATCGTGTTAATCGTTGGCTTCCACCTTTGTAAAAGTTTTCCTGTATAGGTTCTATGCTTACAAATGAGTTAAGTGTATCGCTAAAGAAAAAATCGTGTTCCTGTGTTGTTATTGTTGTACCATACCAAAAGTTTTTTCCGGGTGGTAAACTGCGTGACTTTATCAATTCTATATATCGTTTCGGGTTTTTAGTGAGAAAAATATAGTTATGCTGTGGTGCGTTTATACACGCTTCGAATACTTCTTGGATCCAACTGTCCGGTACCCAATCACCAAAAAGATCAGCCATAGAACAAACAAAGATGTTCTGAGGTTTTTTGTCTTTGTAATCATCAAGTCTGTATCTGTGAAGTGTTGGTTCAAAACCAAATGGATATGCCTGTTTATGTCCATTTACATCTGTAATCGGAGCGTCTAATTCGTTAGATAGTTCGTATTCTCTTTTAGGCAAACATTTTCCGTCAAATCTATTAGCAATCCTCCTTGCATAACAGTACTCACAATTATTAAAACAACCTGTGACAGGATTCCATGAACTGTCGCACCATTCTATTTTCGTGTTAATCATGTTGTTACCTCCTCATACGGAATAACAACATACTGTTCGTAACAAGGTTCGTATGACAGCCCTGTCTGTTCGGCACACCATTCATCAAGTAGTATTTGCAACCCTTTTATGTCACACATTTCTGATGCCTGCTCACACATTTCTTCCGTCGCACTTTCAACAATCCAATCCGCATCAATACTAATTTTTTGTTCTTTTGTAACCCAAAGTATCTGTGGAATATTATCTTCATCAAAATCCAATAGCAAGTAATCTTTTTGGTCTAAGTAATCTTGCATATCGCTGAAGAACGCACTTTCATTATCATCAATTTCCTCACAAAACAACATTGTTTTAACATCTTCGGGTTTAACTTCAACTGCATTTTTCTTTTGCTCTGCTAACTTTCTTTTTTCTTCTACAAACCATTCATCTGAATATCTTTCCATTTCATTCTTCCTCCCTTATTTTTTATGCCAATTATATTCTTCAAATATGCAAGTCTGTTAATTATATCCAACTTGAACTGTGTGATATGGCATATTAGCAACTAACAATTCTTGAATTTTATCCCTTACTTCTTGGTCAACAACATTAAACACAATCATTCTCGGCAAATCAAATATGTGATATGTGTTAATCGTTCTCCCATGCTTATCACAATTTGCCTCGTGCCTTATACCTAACTCCGCAAGTCCATTGATAACATTCTTGTAACACATGTCCTGTTCCTCTTGGTCTTGGTCTGTTCCGCTTACATTGTAAATATCTTTAAAACTTAAATTCCCTAACATTATCATATTTCATATTCCCTCCTTTTCTTATTGTCCAAAATGCTCATTTTGCCTAATACTACTGATTTAACCTGCAAAATTCTGACAAAGACTGATTGTTTTTCAACTGATATATTTCATATTCTAACTCCTCAATTTTAAATAACAATTCTGCATTTTCTTCCGGAACAAAATCTAATTTCATAAAACACAGCCAAGTTGTATTTCCACTTGCCTTTGTTGTATGACCGAATAACGGTTCACAGCCAATAACTTTGATAATTTCCCTTATAGATACATCGGTTTCGTTCCACTTAAATATTAGTGTTCCGTTCGGCTTTAAGACTCGCATACACTCATTGAACCCTTTTTGAATATCATCTCTCCAAGTAACCTTGTCTAATTTCCCATACTTTTTAGCAAGCCAAGAAGTATCTCCAACTTTGATTAGGTGTGGCGGATCAAACACAACAAGGTAAAAAGAATTGTCAGCAAATGGTATATCCCTAAAGTCTGCAATAGTGTCTGGTGAAATAATCAACTTTCGGCCATCACACAGGGTTGTGTCAAGTTCTCTATTGTCCATAAACATTACATTAGGATTATTTTTGTCAAACCAAAACATTCGACTTCCACAGCAAGCGTCAAGTATAAGTTTATTGCTATCTCCCATTCCCCTTTACCTCCCTCATTTCGATTTTACTATTTTCTCGCCGATTGCTTTTGTGATGTCAACTGTTTAGTCATTGTCAACCTCACTTTCAAGGAATTTATCAAGGCAAACTTCGCAACAAGCAGAATCACATTTTTCCCAAGGGTCTTCATAATCATCATCAATAAAAAGTTCGTGGCAAAGTCTCTCACAAATATTATCCATTTTAGATTTGACATCAGCATTAAAATATTTATGCAATGTGCCATTCACGCAATGGTAAAATAGTTCATTGTCAAATAACTCCCTTATCTCCTCCTTGCTCTCACCCTTGCCCCTTTGCTCGCTGATTACTTGCCATACTTTCATAGTTTACCCTCCCTTTTTTATTGCAATAAATATCACAACCGCAACTACTACAAGATAAAAAACTAACCCAATATCGGGATTCATATCTATACCTCCAATTCTGTGTTGAAAAATTGTTTAATCTTTTTTGAACAGTAGCCACAATAAATCGGATCACACAACTTGCCTTTAGCATTTTTTAAGGTTGCATATGCGACATCATCTGTGTATCTGATAACATTACAAATGGTAAAATTTAATCCTACAAACAATTTCACCATATCCTCAAGCGATATGTTTGTATCGGCTTTTTGATTTATCAGTTCATATATTTTCATTGTTCTACCTCCCTGTACCAACCCATCAAAATATCATTGTCTGTTGCTGGTTTACCGTCACATTTATTAATTTCAGTAAGTATACGAGAACCTTTCGTTTCTTCAAGATAATCCTCAAACTTATTAATATCAAACACTTTTACTTTAGCCATTGTTTCTGCCCCATTTCTTTTCAAGCAATCCACTTTCAATTAAACAATCTTCTTGTTGTTTATTCATATTTCGATTTTCACAATAAAAAGTAAGCGACTTATCATTAAAACTTCTGAATATCTTTACCCACCCAAGTTCTTCTAATTCCTTTTCATCTGACTTAAAATATAATCTTGCTACTGCGGAATGGGCTTCAACTTCACAACCATAGAATTTTCCATCAAGATCTACCCATCCTGTGGGGCAATCATCTTTTATTAGGTGACTCCAATCAAGACCTGTTATATCATCTGCTTCAGCAATTATATCGTCTGCTTTTGGAATGTAAGAATGTCTGCCTCCAGCAGTATTGTATAGATAGTCACCATCAATTTCCCACCAGCCATTATCATGTTTTTCTGTTGAATCTCCATAACACATAAACTCATGTAAAAATTTAGCCATTGTCGATTACCTCCGTTAAATTCGGGAGTTCTATGCCACAACAAGGACAAATTATAGTTAGTGTTTCATTGTGATTATAGTCAATATTTAATTTAGTCTGACAGTTCCAACATACTACATCAAGATGTTTCATAATCACTCACCTACTCTTTCCCATCTTCTTTCTATGCGACCACATCGAGAGCATACCCTTTTTGATATGTCACCATTCGGGCACCCCCATTGATGCCAGCATTCCTCGTGGTTACATTCGGTTGGTTCTATGATGTTGTAATACTTTGCGAAATCATCTGCTGAAATAATATTAGAACCTCGCCATTGTTCATCTAAAACATAATCGCCAATATTTAGTTCACCGATTTTTTCATTAAAACAATCAACAATATTAATTCGCCCACCAACAAGACAGTTATATCCAAGTCCTTGCATCAATAAAAATCTTAATGTATCATCTTCGTTATCGCTTGTGTACCGTATAGCCTCTACTGAGTTCTTCAACTCACATTTAATTTCTGCCATTTTAGACCTCCTCCTTATCCATTCCAAACTGTGCTATTAACACAGCTTCCGCCATTCCGTCACTGTCTGTTGTACATCTTGCTGTGCGCCTCAGATTGACATCAGGGAACAGTTCTTTACACTTGTCAATACTTGCTTGTTTGTCTTTACCGATTAGTCCATAGTGGCGTTTCCAAGTGTTCGCTGCAACAAGGTTGAAATCAATATTATTTGCAATTAAAACTCCCTTGATAATGCCGTAATTCTCTGCTTGTGCCCAAGTTGTTTTACTGCTTTGTCCGGGAAAACCCCAAAGTTTTTCAACAGTACAAATGATTTCGTTGAACCCAAATGTAACTATAGATTTACAAGCATTTAGTTCGTGGTTAAGTCGATGATTGGTTAAGGGGTTCACTATAATACTTTCAACAAAACCGCTGTCTTGTATCGTTGCAATTCCACCTTTTTGGCCTGGATCAATTCCGATGTATATTTTCATCGTCCTCCTAATGGCGGTTTTGACAAGTTCCGCCAACTTGAATTTTGGTGCTATTTCGTTTCCTTAAACTTGGGTATATCGCTATCCTCGTGTACAATTTCAACCGGACATACTGTGTCCGGGTCTTTTTGCTCAATTTGTGGTATGTCAACATCGGGAACACTGTCAACATATTCAACTTGTCCGGTGTCATCAATAAAGCATTCGTCTTTCTCGATAGCCATTTGCATTTCGATTGACAATATACCCCATTGACTTAAAATATTTCTCAACAATGTTTTCATTGCCATATTTGGAAAACTTACATACCAATAACTACTATATTTCCATAACTCATTTTGTGGGATTTTGCCGTCCTGCAACAATCTGTATTTATCTAAATGAAAAGCTGCGGAGTATTTATCTGCGTGTTTTTCAACTTTTGTAACACTCCAATAAATAACCTTGCGGAAGCCCTTCAGTAATTCGAAGTAAGCCATATAACCAATAATTGGCAAACTCTCCCTAATCTCATCATCTTCAATAAATTCAAATATAGGTTTGCCTGTATATTTATCCCTGCCCTTATATTCTCCTTCGCGAATTTCCATAGCATCAATATCAAGGTACTGTCCTGTGCGCATTGCAAGTTGTTTGTAGCCTTTAATTCCCAAAACAAATGTTGCGTTAGTTGCGACAACAACACCCTTTTCTTTTTTGTCGAACGGAAGCATATAATACTGCCCTAATTGTGGTGACGGTGACAATTTCAAACTCTCACCCAAAAAAGCACAATTCAAAATGCTCATAAAATTACATCTTTGTAAGTCCGGATTTGTTGTTACTGCGCTCAATATCTGTGTCATAAATCTTGTTCCGTCTTTGCTGCCGACAATCTCATTTACCTTATTTTTAATTGCTCCCGAAGTTAGGAACATTGAAAACGTTTCTTTTTTTTCTGTTAGTGAATTAGCCATTTTTACTTACCTACCTTTTCAAATTTTATGTTATTTTCGTTCATAACTTGCATTAACCATTCCATTTTTTGAGGTGTTGTGCATATTCTCATGTCGAAAGACTGTAACTCTTTCCATGGGTCAACAGGTTCGGTTTTTGCGACTGTCACAGTCTGCGGTTGCTGTACAACTTGCTGTTTCTGTTCTTGCTTCCTCGCTTCCATTTCCAACCGCTGTTTTTTCTGTTCTTCAAGTCTCGTATTTTCTGCAAGTGCAACATTCAAATCGAGTGTCTGAATGTATTTGTCAAAACATTGGTCGTAAAATTCACCGTTGAATTTTGAAATTGTGAGTGTCGATTTGTCGATTTCTTCACATTTCAATTTCAATTCCGCTTGTAGGCTTTTTAGGCTTTCACCACTATTCGCCCACTTTGGATTGACAACTTTTTCGAGCGGTATGAGGTTCACCCAATCACCTGCGATCGTTTCCCATGCTGATTTCAGAATATCCCATTTTTCTTGCTGTTTTTTATCTTCGAAAGCCTTAACTTGGGTATCAATTCCGGTACTTGCATTGTCGACCATTTCCATTAATTGCTTAATCTGATTTTCGAATGGCATATACGGTTCTAACAACTGATTCTTGATTCTTTTCTTTTCCTCATTCAGTCCATTTTTCAGACTGTTTAATTTGGCTCTGTCAGACTTTGCAAGCGTGATTGATGATTCATCATAGGTTGTTGATTCATACGATTTCAAAGCATTGCCGATTTCTGTTTTCAGCGTTTCAAAGTTCCATTTTATCGGTGCCGGAACAACAAAAGGTTGTACGGTTAGTTCAAAATTAGCCATCGATATGATCCCCGCTTTCATCATCTTCGCTCTCAACAATCCTATCGTCGCAAGGTTCTGCAATTCTGTCGTCAATCGGAATAATGCTAGGCTGTTCAAATACAATTTCGTCAGCTTCCTCTGCACCTTGCCAAAATTCCTCGACTGACTTCAATTTGTCAATCGGAAAATCCAAACTGTCGGGGGTCAATCTCTGTGTTTGTTACTAAAACGCAACTTGTCTTGCCGTTTGCGTTTACTTTTAATAAACTGTTCAATTCAACATCTAAATCCGTTGAATATGTGTATTGCCTTGATGTTGGTTCGCCCTCTGAATTGATAAAGCGGACACCGATACATTTAGCCATTTTTTAATTCCTCCAATATCGTATTCTTAAACTCAATTTCAAGTGCCTTTTGTTTTTCTGTCAATGTCTCAATTTCGAAGTTTGAAGTTTCAGTTTTGACTGTCATTTCAAAAATTTCAGTTTGCAACTCTGCTATTTTCTCTGCCGTGTTTCTTATATCTCTTCCAATTTCATACTTATCTCTCTTTTTGTCTGCCATTTGTCTTGCCCTCCTATTTTTTATATTCCCGACAATATTAATGCCGGCCGTACATTTTGTAATACATTGAAATTCCAAAACTCTTTTTCTCTTGCTATCAAATATTCAATATCGTTGTCGATAGTTCCCTCCCCTCTGCGAAATGTATAATGCTTTGTTGCGTGTCTTACTTCGTTTTCGTATACAGTTTTCAACTGTGCTTTCAAAATTGCGAAGGACGCATTTTTCACGTACATATAATGCAAAACTTGAATGTAGTAATTCTGTGGTATCTGTCCGTTCCACTTTTCTCTGTGCATAGACTGCAGAATGTTAGTTGTTTTAATTTCCAAAATTCCATATTCGCCTGTTTCTTTATCAACTAATTCGCCGTCAAGACTCGCTTGTAAAAATGGATATTGTTCGTGCTGATGAACCTTAAATTCATCGTGAGTAACTTCATATTGTGGGTGATCAAGTATAAATAACTCTCTTAGTGGAGCTTCGGCATCTTTGCCATATTTGGTAAATTCATTCTCAACAAAATCGTCTTCGCGGATTCCTGTCTTTTCTTCCCATAATTCGATAGATGTTTTGTAAGGGTTTGCTCCAATTATCGCTGCCGCGTCTGAACCACCTATGCCGTTTTTGCGTTGTTCAAGCCATTGCAAGCGTTGTTGTTCGTTAGTCATTTTTTATTCTCGATTCTTGACATATTAGCCTTTTGGTGCTATTATGACAGTGATTTTTTTAATAAAACATTTGTTTTCCCGCAATGTGATGATTGCGGTTTTTTATTTGGTTAATTTGCTCAAATTATGGGAAAAGGTTTCCATTTCTGACGCTATTTGTTTTCCGCTTCGCAAATTACCATTGCTGTCCATGACACATATATTGAATACTCGAAATATTTTACTCATATCAGTTACAAATATATTAAGTTCTTCAATTTCCCTATCTTTTTCAGCAATCTCAATCCCCAACTTTGCCAACAATTCAACGCTAATAATTTTCAGAATGTCAGCAATCTTCTCATCTCCCAAATTGATAATTGGGCGAGTTTCGAGTTCTTGAATTTGTTTGTCTTTGATGTTCAATTTATCGTTCATCTCGGAGTATTGCCCTTGCCAAAAATCACGATTTTTTTCTGCAACTTTCAGCTCCGACTGTAAAAATTCGATGCGGTTCATTAAGTCAATTCGCTCTTCGATAACTGCGTTGTTGGTCTTTTCGATTTGCTCGTCAATGAAATTGTCATATTGTTCTTGTCTGTCCAATTTCTCACCTCCCGCGTTAAAATCGTGTGTCATTTCGCAATCCCAAATTGTAGAATATTCTTTGCAGATGTCACATTTGCCTGTTGCGACTTGCCCTTTGATAGTGATAAAATCCACGTTACTGTCAAAACATTCTTTACATAGCAACATATCAATTTACCGCCTTTACAAATACCGGCACAATCACAATTTCGCCAATATCTAAATCACTGTTTGCCTTGTTGTTGACCGTCCTAATTTCATATATTTTATTCTGAATGTTGTAGTTAATTGGCTCACCATAATATTTAATTGCAATATCGGTTAGCGTGTCGCCGGGGTTGCATTTATAATGGTAAAATACCATTGTGCCTTCTTCTTTTTTTATCGGCTGATTTGATATAACCACCGTAGTTGCAAGAGTAACCAATACCAAAAATGACAGAATGTAAATCCAATAGATGTTGAGAAACTTTTTTGCTTTTTCAAGTTTTGAAATATGTGGTGTTAACTTTAGATAACTTTTGGTGCCTGCGACCGAATATCCATAATAAGCTGTTTTCCCTTTATACCTTGGACGAAATACCAACCAACCATACAATTTTTTAATAATCTTCTTAAAATAATTCATGTGGGTTTGCCTCCTTGATTTTGTAAATTGATACCAATCTTTTTGATAATTCATCAAATTTCTTTCCGACAACCTCAATCAATCCCGCTTCGTGTAATTCTGTCAATCTAGGTCTGACAGCGTTCAAATCGTCTTTAGACGGTATTAGTCCTTTTTGGTACATATTCCTTGCAAGTTCTCTTGCTGTTGCTGTGGTGGTTGATTTGAGTTCGTTATAGACTATCTGCTGCTTTGCTCCAATGTCGGGTAAAGTTTTGTGATATGATTCGATTTTTAACTGTCTAGGTGTGCAAAATTCAAATTCAGTGTCACTGAGTAGTGATTTACATGCTCCCATGGGATTACCTCCTAGGTTAGTTTTTTAGGTAATAAATGTTACCTCTTAGACGGAAAAAATATCATTTATCGTAAGTACTCGACCGGATGATGATTTATTTTCCAACTCTTGAAAATAATCTCGAATGGCTGACATTTCAATTATTGAAAATGGGAGTTGTTTATTTATTTTATGACTGGTGTTTGCTATCGAACGTTTAATGACTGCTGCCAACATAATTATTGTTACCCCATATTTAGCCATTAATGCCCTTAGTTCGGGATAAGCAATGGTTTTTTCTGTCATTTGTTTTTTCTCCTTCCATAGTTTATAAGTGGATTATAATATCACTGGTAATATTTGTCAACACTTTTTAGAAAAATATTTTATTTATTTTTTATCGCATGCCATATTGCTTTTTTGGTAACAATAGTATACAATTTAGTTTCAAAAATATAAATGGGAGGTATGATATTATGACAACCATTGATTATTTTGCAGAACGAGCCAAAAAATTAAGGCTTGATAGAGGTATGAGTATGAGAGAACTTGCTTATAAATTAGGAATTACCTATGTATCAGTTTTACATTATGAACAAAAAAGCAGAACTCTAAATATCGACACTTGTAAATTATATATGGACTTTTTTAATGTTTCAGCCGAGTATTTATTAGGCTTAACCGACGATCCGAAACGAGGTGTTTCAAATGTCAAAAAGTAGAAACCCAAAAGGTCTAGGCTCTTATAGAAAAAGAGACGATAATACATATGAATGGAGACAGAAAATTGACGGTGTTCCAAGAAGCCTATATGCTCCGTCTCTCCAAGAATTAAGAGATAAAGTAAAAAAAATAATCAATGCCCCGATTCCAAAAGAAAAATATACCGTTAAACAATGGCTTGAAAATTGGTTATCAGTTTATGTGAAGCCACTATTAGAGAGCGAAACCTACAATCAATATGACTATGTGATAAAGTCTCATGTATTGCCACAAATGGGAAAAAAGAAAATGACATCTATCGGACAATATGATATACAGCAAGTGATTTCTGTTATGCACTCAAAGAATTTAAGCCATTGGACAATGTACCACGCTAAAAAGGTTATGAATATTGCATTTAAAAAAGCGGCAGCGGAACAAATTATATCGGCCAACCCTGTTGTTGATATTATAATTCCAAAGACACAAGAAAAGGCAAGGAAGGTTCTTACAACAAGGGAACTTGCAAAACTATTTAAATCGCTTAATACAAGTCGGTGGTTAACATCTGTAAAGTTTATGTTGGAGACGGGGTTAAGGCGCGGAGAATTATTAGCGTTAGAATGGTCTGACATTGACTTTGATAATCACAGAATTAAAATAGATAAATCAAATGATAAGGGAACAAAAAACAATAAAATACATTATGTTCCGCTGACTAAAAATATATTATTATATTTGCAAGAGCAAAAAGATATGTTGATTGCTGAATTTAATCCTATGTTACATAACCCACAACTAAAAAAACTTGATCTAATCTTTCCGTCCGAAAACGGCACAAGGCTTTTCCCTCAATCGTATACAACTATGTTACGGAGAGCGGGCGAAAAAGTAGGTTTATCCGTTAGCCCTCATTGTCTCCGGCATACGCTTGTTTTTCTGTCTAGGGATAATCTATCGCTCAAAGACTTACAGAATATTCTAGGCCATAGCAAGAGCACGACAACACTTGATATATATGGTGACATAATATCGGATAACAACGAAAGAGTTGCTGCCGAAATGGATAATATTTTTGAAAAGATAAATAAAAACATTGAAAAAGAGAGTATTAAGAATGACAAAAAAATAATACAGTTGCGGAGATAGTGGGTGAATAGTGGGTAAATCGGTTAAAATTGGAAAAATGCAAATTCCGTTTTTCTTACAGCAGTAAAGACATGGAGGCATAGCTCAGCTGGTTAGAGTACTTGCTCGATAAGCATAAAATCGTACAAAATGCACACAATAATAAACATATCGAATAGTATATAACATAAGGGTTTCAGCCATTTTTATACGATTTAGATACACATATTTATTCGCATACTTTATCAAGATAGTGGGTAAATAGTGGGTGGAATTAGTCGCTCGAAAGTATCATTTCCCTCTCACAAATCAATTCTTCATATTCTAAGAACAATTTTATTTGTTCAGCGTTCAATGTATTTTTGAGTTTTGCCTCCACTTCTAGTATTTTATGGTTGTTAATATTAAGTGCTAATTGCATTTCCGTCACCTGTCCTTATCATTTTGTAGAACATACGTTCTTTATGGGAAAATGATATCACTTTGAAATTGCCCTTGCAACACTACATGTTGATTTTACAAATTATTTATAACTATTTGACAATTTAAAATCAAAATGGTAGACTTTTGGAAAATAACGAAATGAGGTAAATAATATGATATGCTCAAAATGTGGGAGTGAAAATGTGATAATCACCACAGAGCAAGTTGGAGGCAAAACAAAAATAAGGAAAGCCGGCTGTCTGTATTCTATTGGTAGATTTTGTCTGATAGTCTGCACAGGTGGTCTTTGGCTAATTATAGGCAAAAGAAAAGAATCGGGGAGAGTTGCATTTGATAACCGTACAATTGCGCTATGTCAGTACTGCGGTAATAAATGGCCTATATAGGCTCTTTCACAGCTTCACAGTTATTTCCAACCATACAGAGTATCATTTAGAGCAACAAAAAAAGCCCCAGTTAAGGGGCTTATTTTTATCCGGATATAATTACAATCTAATTAGTTTGGTAACACAACATTCCAATACTTTGAAGCGAGTTCTGTTGCTATTAGTCCATCTGCATCGCTCGATATTGTTAATGTTCCGTAACTTGTTGCGTTTCTTGTTGGTAACTTTGGTACTATACTCGCTAAAATATATTCCTGTGATAAATTTGTGTTCAATATATTCAAAGCTTTGAAGCCTGTATCACCTGTTGGTACATTTGCAAATTGTGCGAGTGCTAATACTTCAAGGCTACTCAAATTTGATAAATCTAACTCTGTCAATAAAGGACTATCACTTAATATTATATTACCTATTGAAGCGTATGTATCATGAAAAGAAATTAAACTGAGTAATGTACAACCTGTAAAATCCCAAGTTTGATTTGTCATATCGAAAATACTTACATATATTAAAGTTGGTTTTGCATAGTTTGTTAATCCACCTTCACCTAACCCGCCTACATCGAGCGTAACAAGTTTAGGACAGACTTGTAAATTCACTAAATTTTTGAAAGTGGCATGAAATGATGTGATGTTTGGTGCTGTATCTAATGAAAGATGCTCATTTGTATTTATCTGACAATTTATAAAATCAAGTATGGTTAAATTTACACAAGAAACTGCTGTTAATCCTGCACAACTTGATAAATCTAAAAATGTAATATCACCCCAAATTTCAAAACCATATGCCAACTCATCTACACCTAATGGAAATATAAAATAATTATTTGCAATTCCTTGAGATATCATACTTCTTTGATTGCAAGTAATTATGAATTGCGAATCTTGGGTTACGTTTAGACATGGTGGTTGTGAATATGAAAAATTACCTGAACATTGAATATATTGTTGCTTATTTAGTTCTTTATTTTCTATTGCTGTTAATCGTTCGGTTATTGATGTTGGTATTTCAACAAGTGGCGCTGTTAAAACTGCAATATCCTCTTTATCTTGTCCTGTTAAAATGTAATCTTCTCCATCAATTCCATTAGTACCGTCTGCTCCGTTTGTACCGTTTGTACCATTTGTACCATTTGTACCATCTGCTCCATCTTTGCCATTAAATACTCCGGCATCCGCATCTTCTCTAACACCTTGAGCAATTTCTTCGGCATTTGTGGCAATATTCCTTATCTGTTCTGTTACAGTTGGGGTTGGGTCTTCACTATCTTCGGCATTATCAACAATTCCACTATCGGTAACATCATATTCAAGAGGAAGCATTGTGCCTTTTGTGACAATTATATTTCCCGCTTCATTCAGTTGCGTTCCGATGACTTTTACTGTAAGCGTTCCGGGTATCATTACTTCATGGGGAACATCAATCGTTGTTTCGTTTGTAACCCTATTTTTTGTCACCGTTCCGTTGGTAAATTGATACGTTAAATTAAGGCCATCCCAAGAGTCGTCAAATGTGAACTCTGCTTTGACAAACTTGATTGCACCTGATACGAGTTTTGGAAAGTTGATTTTGAGAGCTGCTTGACCCATTATGTTAATTTTAATCATGAGGTGCCTCCATCTATTTTATTAAACCAATATTGCTAAGTGCTTGTGCAAACTCTTCTCTTGTTATATTTTTCTTAGGTAAGAGATTTCCATGTTCATCGCCTTTAAGTAATCCACTTGATTTCGCCTTTGCCATTGCTGCGGCTGCCCAACCTGATTCTGGTAACTGATCTATTGCAGTTAGTTTATTACGTTCCATAACACCAAACTCTGCAACTGTCATGAGTTCATCTGGATTATGGTCGCTGGTTATATAACCATTTAATTTCAGGAATGTAGTTCCGCTATCAAGTGATTTCCCAAACTGTTGCGCTTTAATAACTTGCTCTACTCCTCCGACTACTGCTGCTTCGCCGTACTGGATAATTAATTCCTTAAATGTATTAGCCATGATTTCATATACCTCCGAATTTTTTGGTGGTTCAATTACAACTGCTGGCGGAACTACTACAGGCGGTGGTTCTGCCCTATGATTAACGGACCACATTTTGTCCGCTATTGCTTGCTTGAATACTATCCAGTCTGCTGCGTTATCTACGAACCACTTAGGACATACCTTACCGGTTACGTCATAGTGTCTGATATTGTCATTCATGGGATTCAGTCCACATAACTCATTTAATACCGCTCCTAACAATATCATCGTCTGCAGTGTCGCTGGGTTAAAATGTCCGTCTGCCGTCGGTATGCAATCTTCTATTCCAACCGAGTAACTGTTTGCTTGATTGGTGGTGTATGCCTCTTCATTCAGTGGGACACACTGGATTAACTCACCTTGAAGACCAACAACAAAATGTGGTGAAGCATACGTTGTGTGCGTGTTCTTCAGATTCTTGAAGTAATTGGCGTTGTTAATTCCTGTCGTATTCGGGTTGCCAGTCCAGTGCCATGCAATCTTTAATATCTTCTTCAATGGAATCTGAGGTCTTGAATATGGGTTTGGTTCAATCCAATCAAATTGAATCGTCAGATTGTATTTACTACATAGGTTTATAAATTTGTTTTGAATGTCCATTCTTTTTCTCCTATACTCCGTCTTTATTTTCGGGATTGTTAAGCGCAGCAAAGAATGCTACTACCACGGTCGTTACTGCGATCGCGATACTCCAGCCTGTTAGTGGAACAGTTTGTGATAATGCTACCAACTGTGCACCAACAACTGCTGCTGTCGCTCCCCATACTACCGGACTTCTAAATCGATTTTGCATGATCTTTCCTCCTCCCTATTTATTAATTAATACCATTGCCAAGGCCGTCGCTAAGATGCCACATAATGTACCCATGAATGCAAGAGACCCAGCAACCGCCCAAGTTGGTCGACCTTTAATAATATCTTCGAGTTTTGCAAATATACTGTCTGTTTTTTTCTCTACCGCTTCGAGTTGGCACTGTAAATTATTCACATTTGTTTGCAGTACTGCAATTTGCACTCCATTATCAGAATTGGCTTCTGCTAAAACCTTTGCTGCAGCAACTGCTCCCTCCGCCAATAATTGTGCTGTTCTCTCTGTTGATTTTTCCATCGTTTCTGCTACGATCTGTTCGATTGTCTTGTCTCCCATGTTATTATCTCCCTCAAGTTTTTTTATTTGCTTACACAGTTTTTCCCTTGCCTTGTATTCCTTGCGGAATTGTCGAGATATGTTCATTGTTATTCCCTAATATTTAGGAATATTGCTGTATGATTTAAATTGTTAAAATATACTAAATGTGTATATTCTGCTATGAAGGCAGTGGTGGTACTCAAGTTTTCTCCGGTCATTGCTTTACAGGTAAAATCTCCCACACTATCGTTCGTAACGGCTTCGGTAATTCGGATTACCGGTTCCGCGGTTCCGTCATATGGATAATCATCTCCAAATGTGATTATCCCCATAAAAAGATTTTGTCCGAGTGTGGGTTTTCTCATAATTCGAATATCAAAATGATATTGTGCGGTTGTTCCATTTAGGCCCACATAGGTTGCATAATGAAATCCAACTTGTTCACATGTAACTTTGTGGGGATTTTCGATATTTGAGTCGTGGTTGTCTATTACAAGAGCAGCGGAGTTTGCGGAATTTTGAGCATTTACAGCTTTTGTGTCTGCTGTTGCCGCCGCAGCATGAGCATCATAAATCCCCTGTTCTTTATGATTTTCGTTTGCTGCATCCAACGGTGTTACTCCATCAGTATGGACTGTTTTTGTATATGCCATTTTTTATCCCCTCACAATCTGATCTGTTCTAACAAACGTAAATTCTTCACTACTGTTTTTGCTGTGGTGCCACAATATCCGGCTTATTAATAGACCTGAATCCACTGTTGATGTTGCTTGATGTGGAGAATCTCCGTCACCGTATAGTCCGATCTCTTCCCACGTTCCAATTGCTTCGCTTGCTAATATAGTAAACCCCGACACTACCTTTCCGGTTGATACTTTGTTTGGTGTTGTAGTAAAGGCGGTTCTGAATATTTCGTTCCCGAGTTTGCCGGCCGTACCATTGTCCGGTGTTGAGGAATTGCCAATAGCAAGATATTTTATATTCATTTTCACCGGTGTCGTGTACAGTGCAGCAATCAGGTTATTGAGTGCAAGATCTGTTATTTTGTTTTTTACAACATCAAATAGTTCGCCATTGCGATATACATGCCAAATTCCCTGATGTTTTTCTAAATTATTCATTTAAATTACCCGCTTTCGTGTATGATCCCGGATATAAATCCGTGTCGCATTTTACTGATGTTCCGCATTTTAGATCTGCTATCCGGGAATATGTGTAGTTTGTTGATGTTTTTATGTCTTCAGATAGGTCTTTATATTCAACTATCACATCATCCGGGCTAATTGAACCTGCCTGACTGTCTCCAATAATCTTTTTAAAGTACGTTTCCCAACCTCCTAGACTGATTCCGTTAAGTGCATTTATAGAATATTCGATAGTATTGGCATCGATTGGAACAATTCCCACTGATTCAACAAGAAATTTTTCATTAATTCCGAATAATGGCTTTATTACAGGCAGTAATTGTCCCGCTCTTAATCCGGGTTTTTCTGTTTTGAATGAAATTTTGTCTTCAATCTGTTTATATTTGTACAATTGTGATGATGCGAAGTCTTGAACTGATTGTTGTGTCACCAAATCTTCCTTAATATCAATTGCTTCGTATCTTCCGCTGCCTGAACCTTCTTTCTCTGCTCTGTTTGCTATAGAAATAAGGTCTTCTGCCTTGGTAAATAGATTACGCAGCCCGGTATATGTTGCTTGTAACCCACTGCCATTGTCCGGTGCGGCATCACATGTGATAATCGGACTCCCGAAAGTGAAATAGAAGGCTTTTTCCTTGTCTATTCCGTCAACTCCTATTGTTCCTGGGTCAATTTCGCCTGAGTTATTGAATAGTTGAGGTTTTTTTGCTACCGGAAAACGCAAAGTAAAGGCTTTTGCTGTTCCGTCAGGCTGTGGTGAGGTGTATTCAAGCTCCTGAAGCGCAGTTTCTGTCTTGCCTGCCTTAACATATTGAGTATTTCGGTATTGGATTGAGCTTTGTTTTTGTTGAAATACATTATGTTGTACTGAATCATCTAATGTCCACGGCGATTCTATTTCGTTGTTTGGCATAAAGTTCAACTTTTTGTCTACATCTATATACCAGTTAAAACTTGATAGGTCACAGAGTTGTTTCATAGCCTCTGCTACTGTGCAGTAGTTGAATGTTGCCTTTGATACCAATGCACCTTGTCTTATTATGCCGGCAGTGATTCCCTCTTGTTCTAATGTCTGCAAAATGTAGTCATTTATAATGACATCACAATGATGCCATTCAGTTGTGGCTGCAACTCTTCGCCTGTTGGCAATGGCGGTGTTGTCTGATGCCGAGATATTGTACTCAATGAAACCCGGCATGGTTTCTGACTTTTCCGGTTGGTTTATTATGCCGGCAAATAATTTGTCTGGGTTATCTAAATCAATGTCGGCCATATGTGGAATCCAATCAGTGGCACAGCTGCCTAATTCCAGTTTAAGATAGGCAATATAGGTCGTGCCTGAAGTTTGATTTACACCTCCGCTTAACGCATTGCTGCCGAAAAATATAGCAACTTTCCCAGTGCTTGGTGCTACAAATGCCTTTGAATATTTTTGCCAAGCGGGCGAGGTAACTACTATTTGGCCATTTGTCAGATAATTCCATCCAACACCGGATCCATTTTCTAATGACATAACGAAATTACTTGCTGTTCCAACTTTGGCAAAGAAACTGATAATATATGTTTCTCCAACTGTTAGCCCTGTAATGACCCTTGCCATGTCATCTTTCCAATTATTTGCAACAAATGACAGTTCAGTTGCGTTATTTAATCCTCTTTGGTCGCCGAGATTGGATACTACTATGGCGGACCCATTTCGTTCTCCCCAATTCACTGTAAAGTCATTTGAAGCGGGGATTAGATTAGGTAATCCGTAGCAGTTCCAAAGTTCAACTGGCATGCCGTCGCCAACATTAAGTGTAAAACCTGCTTTTTTAAGGTCATTGATCGCAAATGACATGGTTGAATTGGTGTTGATTTTGTCTGAGATGCTCCAAGATTTGAGATAACCGTAGGGTAATGTTGTGTTATTTATTTTAATCGATCTCATTTACATTGCCCCCGATAATCTCAAATGTTTTGTTATTAGATTGCCTAGTTCATCAACTGCTTGGTCATTCAGTAACATTGGATAGTTAATAATTATTGCCGGCATACCGGATTGATTTGATTCCCTGCCGAGTGGTGTTACTCTTGCCCCTTTTGGCAAATCAACTATCTCGGTTCCGCTGCCGTTTCCACCGTCACCCACTACAACACGTCCGCCTTCTGTTATATTTCCGCCTTTTGCAAGTCTTGGAAGTTGCAGTGTGTTAATATACCCAAGCCCGTCGGTGCCGGGTATGTTCTTGATAACCCCTATGACTCCGTTAATCATGTTTATAAAATTGTTGATAACACCTTCTATAGTTCCTAAAACTGTGTTTACTGCACCTTTAAATGCTCCTGTGACAGCGTTGCCGATTGCCTGTCCTACGCCAACAAAAATACCTACTATGTTGCCCCAAAGACTTTGGAAAAATCCTATGATTCCCCAAAACGATTGCTGAATATTGCCAACTGCAGTCCAAAATGCTTGTTGAATAAACCCTATAAATCCCCAAAAAATGGCTTGAACATTGTCCCATAGTCCTTGGAAAAATGGGATAATTGAACTCCAATTCATAACAAGTAGGACCACAATTGCTATTAAGGCTGCGATTGCAAGAATTATTAGTCCTATTGGGTTTGCATCCATGGCAATGTTTAATAACCATTGAACACCTGTCCATATTGAAACAGCGGTCGTTACTAACCATATTGCAGCAACTAAAGAGCCTATGATTATCGCAACGGTATTTATAACATCAGCATGATCTTTATAAAATTGAGTTCCTACTGATATTAGGTTGCCAACAAATAAAAGAACATTCCCTAATGCATTAAATCCCCTTCCGATCAGCTCCCCAATAGTTGGCAATAACGGTTCTATTACACTTTTTATTTTTTCAAATGCTTCCGTTACTTTTTGTTTTATCATTGGCATATTTTCCGTGAACCATTCTTGCATTTTCTTAAGGTACGGCGATAAACTTCCCGCTAGTTCACCGAGAAAACCCGTTACTACTTGTTTTGCAGCTTCAAAATTCTCTTTGAAACTTGCAAGGCCGTTTACAGATGATTCACTCATTACTGCGCCGTTTGCATGTGCTTCCGCTGCCATGTCATTTAATGCCTTACCGCCAGCCTTGATTATAGGATTCATTTCTAGTGCAGACTTGCCGAAAAGTTTCATTGAAAGTGCATCACGTTCAGTTTCATTTGTCATTTTTCCAAGAGCGTCAATTGATTCAGCCATAACTTGCTGTCTATCTCTCAAGTTACCTTTGTTATCGGTTAAGTGTATGCCAAGTTCTTTGAATGCTTTTCCCTGGGCACTTGTTGCTGTTTCTCCTGCCGCCATTGCCTTTGTAAATTTGCCCTGGGCGCCGGTGAATGTGTCCATTTCAATACCGAGTTTTTTAGATGTATACTGCATTTCTTGAATTTTGTCAGTGGACATTCCGTACTTTTCGCCCATTACTTTTATGCCTTCAGCTGCGTCAGCTGACTTCATTACCATCGCTCCTATTGCAGCTATACCACCCGCTAACCCTACTGCGATTCCAATTCCAACTTTGGCGGCGCCGGCAACCATTCCACCCATAGTGCTATGAACACCTTTGCCTTTTTCGTCAATCTTGCTTAATGAACCGGTTGCGTCTTTTTCATTTACAAAAACTGATCCAAATAGTCTGAATATTTCCGTTGCCAAAGTCAATCACCTCTATTCCAATACTTTCCGCTTTTTTCTGCTTTTCTTAATCTTGCTAAAGTTACTTCATCACTTTCAGGTAATTCTTTCGGTGTCCTTTTTTTCAGGTTTTCCCAATATTCATCAAATGAAAAATAGCTAATCGGAGGATCACCGGTCATGCCTTCAGGTACTAACATATGCGGGTATAGTGTCATGTATTTTTCTTTTGCTTGCTTCCGCTGTTCGTTTTCAATTCCGTCAATTAAAAGGGTTACCACTATTTTTAATGGTAACCCCATGATGTAACCCAAATCATACTGTGACAAGATACGGATTATCTCAGAGTATTTTATTCCGACTTGAGTTTTGACTTGAAAAAACTTATTGCTTCCTCTTGTGATAAAATCTCTTTTAACAAGTTGAATGTTTCACCAAACGGCGCTTTTTCAATCTCTGCAACGCTTTTTTCTGTAACTTCTGCAAGCAGTTGATTGATTGCATCCTTTGCCTTGTATGCTTTTTTTGCAATTAAAAACATTAGCTTAATGCCGATGTTATTTTGTGCAGCAGTTTCAGTCTCCTTGGTAGTTCCTTCAGGCAATTTTAATTCATCCGGATCAATATCCAATTTGTCAATGATTTCAGAGAGCAGATATATGTCTGATGTTTGTAATTTTCTCATATTAGGCCGCCCTTGTGACGGTTACTGCATAGATTTTGCTTGTAGCCTTATCTTCTGCAATAACTTTGATATAGGTTGTGTTTGCACCAACGGATAATGCCCAAACCTTGTTTGCAATCTCTGTTGTGCAGTTTACATTGCTGTATAGCTTCCATGTTGCCCCTGTGCTTGGTGCTACATTGATAGTGATACTTGATGTACCATTGACTACATTAGCTGTTATGGTGTCAGCACCGATTGTAGCGCTTGCAGGGATAGTTGATGTTACGACAAGACATGCGTTTGACAGGTTACCTGGGTATGATTCTAAATCTTCTATCTCCCACATTGATTGTGTTGAATCCTGAGGATCGAATGTGCCGCTCATTTCAACATCAAACGCTGCTTCGTCTTTGTCTTTTGATTTAATTGATATGGATCCGCTGCCGAGAGCATTGAAAATTGTTATTCTTTTAAATCCGGCTACAGTCTGACCGATGATCGTTAAGTCATTTACATAATCTTCCTCGGCGATTACCCCGGTTGTTGCTCCGCTTAGCACACTGTTTTCAAGTGTTGTTCCGGGTAAAGCAAGTTTTAAATTTTCAAGGATCATAGCAAGTAACGAACACTTGATTTTTGCCTCAACTTTAGTGATTCTTGCCATTCCTTTTTCATCACCCATAGCGCCGTCATGCTCTATCTGTCTTATTTCTTGTTTGACGGAAAATTCTGAACCGCCTTTTGTCAGTCCTATTTCTCTTTTGGCGCCGGCAACATAATTGACATAGATTATTCCGGAATCAATCTGCACATTCTCTACTTCCTGCACTGTTACATTTCTTCTGAACATTTTTTAGTCCTCCTAATGGTTTTATTTTGTCTAATTTATATAAAAAATTTGTATTTCAAATGTTAATTTTCGCCGTCTTATATCAGGTGACGGATCAGGTATGTTTTGCTTGTTGTCTAAGTAAAATCTTGCCGAAAAGTTGTTGTTAGTTACAAGCAACTGATCCAGTCCGGAAGTATTTAATCTATTTCTATTGCCAATAACGGCATCTGCGATTGATTCAACTTCTCTTGAATCAGTTTTGTTACTCCAACAATCAATTTCAAGCAGTATTTTATCTTTTTGTGATTCATAATCGGGTATTTCACCGATAAAATCGTATACAATATAAGGAAAATCAGCCTCTTGATCAGCTGATTCATAAAAAACTTTGGGAGTACACTTTATTAGGACCTCAACTATGCTCTTCTGCAGCTCAATCGTTGTCATCTATATCATCTCCCTCGTCAATTAGTCCTAACGCTTTTGATTCATTTTCAATGGCTGATAAAAATTTGCCTTGAATTGTTCTGATTTCTGAAATGTTATTCAATGCAGATGGTTTTAATATTGGTCTTGCAGGTTCTTTCGAGGTACCAAGCTCTTGAAATGCCCCATAAAATCCAAAACGTTCTTTACCACCACTTTTAGAACGAGCAGTTTTCCCTTTATCCTTTGATTCTTTGACAAATCCTATTTGTACTTCATGTTCTTCAAGGCTAGCGTTGTATGATACTTTTGCTTTGACCCATCTTGCTAAATTGCCGGTTCTTTTGTGAATCCCTTGCCTAGTTCTTTTGCGGATAAGTTTTCCTGTTTCTTTAAGCGCTGCTTTTACAAGTTGTTTAAATGTATAATTTACTCGATCAACATTGGAAATGTACTCAACACCATTTTTCTTTATTTTTACCGGGGAAGGTATTGCCATTATTCCTCACCTCTTGCGTGTTGAGAACAGATAAGTTCTGTGATCTCACCATTCTTCGTGTAGGTGCGTATGATGTTGTAATTGATGTCTTTATATGTCAACTTTTCATAACCCTTGTAGGTTTCTGTACGCACTTCAAACATCAATTCGGGCTTCCACCCTACGCCTTGTCCTTGGTAGAACTCACTTTGTCGGATTGATTTTTTGTTGGCAAATGCTTTTATCTTGTTAGGTGTATTTGTCGGGATCCCAATTTCATCAATGTCAATATCTGATTTACCAATGTAAAATATAACGTCTCTGAACAGCATTAGACGCTCACCTCCGTTGTGTATTCGCTCGAGATTACCATCTCTTTTTTAATTGAATCGTAAGACTGTGTGAGTTTGTCAAAATCGGGATTATCAAATCCAAAATGTGCTTTACAATAGACAGATACCGCCCGCTTTATTAGCGGGTCGGTATCTCTATTGATTTTTGTTTGGGAAACGCCTGACAATTTCAAATCACTTCTGCACGCTTCGATTAGGTCGCTGATTTCTTGGTCGAAATCGTCTGTTGTAATTCTTAGAACTTCTTTAATTTTGTCAAGCATTCGTTTATCCCCCTTTTATGCGCTTGGTGTTCCGCCTTTTGTTACTCTTACAAATCCGTTCTTGGCTACAACGTTTCCGCCGGCAAATATTGAACCTCTGTGTGCAATTTGCCCCTGCTTAAATTTGTAATCAATTGAACGTAATATTTCAAGATCAGAGAATACTGCAACTAGGTAGTTGCTTACTGAACCATAGGCCATGCAATAGTCACCTTCTGATGTTGTTTCCGCTGCAAGAGATTTGCAAGCGCTGTTCAAGATAAATGGAATACCGTCAATGGTACCGCTGTTTCCATTGTTTACAATCTTGTAAACTTTTTGCTTATTCTCTGTTCCGCGAACTTTTGCGAACTCATAAAGATCAAGTTTATTGAGTATCAGCGCTGCATCGTTTTGTACGTCTTCATCTCCACCATACTTGTAAACAATATTGTCAAGCGTGTTTTCGTCAATTGCGGTAATTGGAATATCTTTTGTGTCGTCAATTGCGGTTGCAAGTGCGCTGAAAATTCCAACAAATGTTCCGGCTGTACCTGGGCCGGTAAGTATTTGTTTACTCAACTTCTTTTTGATTGCAATTGATATGCCTTTTGTGATTTCACCGTCATAGTCTGCGTTTGCAAGTTTCAATACTTCTTCAGGATCTTCACTGTATGCTGTGATTTTTGACTTAGTAACTGAGGCAAACTTAGTTACTGTCTCAACATCGTTATAATCGGAATCTGAACTTATGTCAGTGTAGTCACCTTCGCCATACCCATCAACATATGACTGTTCAAAGCTTTCTCCACCCACAAATACTTTTTTCCCGACTGCATCAAATAATGTTGATACTTCGTTGAAAGTGGGTTTAATATCAGTTGAGGTAAATGCCGGTAGTACGATTTGTGAATTACCAACCGTAATTGCTCTTTTTTCCTTGAGAGTTTTTCCTCTCTCTTCGGCTGCGTTTTTCTTTTCGTCAACTTCAGCAGGTCCATCAATCTTACGAGTGGCTGCTTTATTTGTTTTGACATCATTAAGTAGTTTCTCTCTTTTTTCGTGCGATTCTTTTTCTGCTCTCAATTCAGCGATTTCAGTATCAAGTGCTTCTAAATCCGCTGCATCGTTTGTTTCAATTTCTGTGCCGATTTCTGCCATTCTTTTTTCGATCTCTGCTAGTGTAAATTTCATTTTGTTTTCTCCTTTTTTTGTTTAAAATTTTTGTAATAAAATAGACGCCTTTAGCGCCCGCGTTTGTTTCCAACATTTATCCAAATGTCTTGTTACAGTTTCGTTTTAATGAGTAACTTCTTACGCAATTTGGCTCTGTCCAGGGCTTTCTGTTTTGCTTCAGCAACCGCTTCGTCAAAACTCCTTGCGCTTATTGAGGTTTTATCATTAGCGGGAAAATCCACCGCCGAAACATCCCAAACTTTACTAATGTTGCTAATAGTTCTTGTGTCTGTAGATTCATCAAAGTTATATACTTTGTCAGTAAAAGCAAAACTCATGCGGTCAATATAACCGCCTTTGATTACTTCAAACATTTCTCGGCCACCCTCAGTACCGTCAAGTTTTGCACGCATAAATAATCCCATGCCATCAATTGACAGTTCGAGTGTTTTATTACGAGTTCTTGCCATAACTTTACCGCGATGATTGTAGTTAAATATTACATCTGTCATATCTGCACTCTTGAAGGCGTCAGGAGTAACTACTTCGTTATAACAACCCATATCATATGGCTGATTGAACAAACACGCGTAGCCCTCTACGAACATTTCAGTCGCGCCGGTATCTGCATTTTGGATTTCGCGAATCTCAAATGGAAATGTCCTAAATTCACATTCTTTTTTACTCGTTCTTTCATTGGTTAGTATCATCTTTTGTTCCTCCTGTGTCTGAATTTGGATTAACTGGCGTATCATCTACACCTTGATATTGGTCAATCTTATTTGCATCTGCAACGTTAAGAGTTATTATTCTTTTTTCTCCGCCCTCAACCGGAGCCATATTCAAAATGTCTCGTGCCTCATTTATGGTTAATACTCCTAGCTGAAGTAGGTTTTTAATTAACATTGATTTAGTTTTGCTATCTGCATATTGAAGTCTATTGCTCTCAAATACTATTTGATTTCCTACTCCCTGCTCACGCGCTGTGAAAATTTTACTTGTAAATTCTAAAGACATTTGAACTGCTATTGGTTCTAATACTGATTCATAAAACGCTACCCAGTCTGCCTCTGTATAACTGCTACTTATGATTTTTTCGTTTATCCCGAAGTAGTTATAAACGGTGGTCTTTATATATGCCATTTGATCTGCATCAGTAATTGTCGGTGAGTTTTTTAGTTCGGTAAACTCAGCCTTGTTATCAAGAGCAGCAATTCCACCATTGTTATCTACTCCAAAATAGTCTTTAACAAAATTATCACGTATTTTCTTTTGATCATCTCCAATGCTTAATCCGGTAAACTTAATAATTCCTCTCAAAAATGCTGAGGATTTAATCGCATTTATTATTCCCTTATTAGTTGTATCAATTAGTTCAAGTGTGGGTATTAATGCTTGATTATCTTCACCGTATATATCATTTTTGTAATAGAATTTTCTCAGATGAATGAGTTCGTCATAAAATACTGTTGCTGAGTCGCCACTCCCAAAATAAAAACTTGCAATTATTTCCCCTTTTGACTCTTTAAGTTCCATAACAGTTGGTTGTATTGGCCAAAAGGCAACTATTCTTCCGGTGACCGTATCTTTTTGTGGGTAAACAAAAGCATTATTCTCAAGTTGCAATGTAGTTATCAGTTTATAGAAAAATGCGAATGCGTTCATAAGTGGATTAGGTTGTGTTTGCAGCATATATGCTATATTTTTATTTATCTCTGTAATGCCGGCATCGTTTTTAACAATGTGTTTGGCCATTAACTTCGCACCATTGCGAGCTATTGCATCTACGGCCGATCGAACTACATCGCTTTGATATGAGTTACCACGATAAGGTGAAAAAAATGGAGAATAGCCACTTAATATTTTAAGTGCCGTTGCTTGATCTTGTATTTTCGGTGCACCAAATATCATTTCTTTTAGACTTCTTTTTTCTTTGTTCAAATTCTCACCGCCTTATTAATGCTTTATAATCTTCCAAATGTTCATATAGACCAACGTACGCATTCAAAAGCGAGAATGTTCCATCTACACGCTTGATTCTGCTGATGCCTTTGATTGGCCTGATATTTCCGTTATCATCAACTTTAAGTGCTGTGTTTGTTAAGCACCATTTGAGTATAGGATTGTTATTGTAGTTGATTAGTTTTCCCTTTAAGTCACCTTCCATAAGTTTCATTGGCTGACTGAATGTCATTGCCCCCTGCGCGCAAGGTGTCATGTTAAACCCATGATTGGTCATGTCTCCAACCCAATATCCCGCTAGTGCTCTGTCATAGTAATTCCAGTATGGTGCTAGTTGATATTTTTCATACATCTCAACATACCAAGCTGTTACATCTTCGAATGAAACATGGAATCCTTCGCATGTTTTAAGCAGTCTCGCTTGTTCCCATTTGTCATACGGTATTTTGTCAAGTTGCGATCTTTTTTCTAGCAATTGTTCCGGCAAAAAATACATTTGTAAAACATACTTGATGTCGCTGTCAGGTTTCATAAGCAGCAATGTTGCGCAAGTTAAATCAGTGGTGGCCGACAAGTCGGTACCGGATATTGCGTAACTGTTTTTGATATCTTCCATGGTGAATGTTGATGTGTTGTTTATTTCATCAAATGTTAACCATGCATTTGAACGCGTATCTCTTATGTTAAAGTCTTTTGTTAACAAATTGCTGACTGCGTTTGGCTGCAACTTTGCCCGGGCAATTTTTTCAAATAAGGTTTTTTGATTTTTGATTGTACCTAGTCCTGGATTTGCTTTTATAGCATTGTCCGGATTGGTCCATTCTTCCCGACTGTCAAGTTCGTAGAAAATTGGTAAAAAATGTTCGTCTGCAAATCCGTCAAGTTCATTAATTATTTTTTCACCATAATCATATAGTTCGTCAAATACTAACTCTCTTACGGTACCCGCTGTTGTTGTGGCGAATAACATTGGCTGTTCTCTTGCTGTCATGCCGTCTACTATTACGTCAAACAAATTCATAATCTTCCATGCGTGGATTTCGTCCATTAATGCGCCATGAACATTTAGCCCATCTAAGGTGTCGGAGTCAGAACCAAGGGGTTTAAAAAATGTGTCCTGATATTTTCCTAGACCAACTATTTCGCCGATCAGTGTTTTAATTCTTTTACGCAATGCAGGCGATTTATGCACCATTCTTTTAGCTTCTTGCCATATGATTTTTGCCTGGTCTTTTTTTGTTGCGACACTATACACTTCGGCGCCCGGTTCTCCATCTCCTATTTGTAAATACAGGCCAACCGCAGCTGCTAATGTTGACTTTCCATTTTTTCTAGCGACAATTAAAATAACTCTCGTATATTTACGGAGTCCGGTTACTTTATCTACAAATCCAAATGCGGCCGATAGCAATGCCTTTTGCCAAAGTTCTAATAATAGCGGTTTTCCACCCCACTTTCCTTTGCTGTGTTTGCAGTATTTTTCGATAAAATCGATTGCATGTTTTGCTTTGGCATCATCATAAATCCAATTGCCTTTTGGTTTTTTTATATCATCAATTAGCTTCGAATATTGTTTTTTTATCTTCTTACAGACTAAAATTTCACCACTTTTTATCTTTTTCCAATACTGAATAATGTAGTTTTCTTTATTATTTGGCTGTAACAAACGCTTCGAACCCATCGTCAATCTCACCGCCATTCGATTTTGTTTCCGGGAGTAATTTTGATAATTGATTAATCATCGTTTGGTAGTTTTTGTTCATGGTATTGTACAATCTTGCTACCGGGCGTTCTCTTTCATACGGATCTGTTTTTTCCGACTGAGAAAACATCTCTGTTGAGCCATTTTCGAGAATATCAGTTTCATAATCTTCAAGTGTAATTCTCATGTAAGATGCTCTTTTTATTAGCCCTTCAATAAGAATTTTGCGCTCATCTTCTATATCTTTAAATATGTTTTTAAGTCTCTTGACTTCTTTCAAAATTCTCTTATCTCTTGCCTTCTTTTCAGAGTCCGTCATAACTTTGCCTTTCTTTGGGGTGGGGGGTCACATATGCGAGCCGTGAAAAAACTGGAGGAAACTACGCGGTCTTTTCAGAGTCTATCCGGCTTTTC